ATTCACCTAAAAGCCCCTTTATATCTATTGTAATTTTAACTATATAAACAAAAAAGGTGAAGTAAATACTCCACCTAATTTGCCCCTTTAATAATCCACATGAATCATGCAGTAAATTTAAATGCGTTAATTCTATTTAACCAACCTTGTCTAAATCTTTCATTAGTGTAGGTTAATTTTTCTTTATCTGTAGCTTTTCTACCTATTTTTTTCTCATAATTAGCTACAGATTGTTTACAAATATCATCTATAAATTGTTCTTTAGCTAATTTTAATTTATTATAAAATGATTGAGCATCTGTAGTATTAAGTGCAGTAATAGTTTGCATACCTACTCTACCATCAGGTTTGACACCTAATAATCTTTGTGGAATAACTATACCCCATTTACCAGAACCCCATACCCATTCTACTAAACATTCAGCAATACTTTGATTTTTTATAGCATCAGCTCTCCATCTATCCCAATAAGCTACTTTAAGTACCATTTTGGCATCTTCATCACTAAGTAGTTTTATATCATGAGCATCTATATCTCCATCTCCATCTTTATCATATCCTAGAGTTCTCCAAGTAGATAAGGTTACACCTTTATTAGTAGCACCTCCAGCATCAGCAGGGTCATTTACATAACCACCTTCCCATTTTAATAGTTTAGGAAAATACAGATTTATATCAGCCATTTTTTAAATTTAATTTTAAATAGAATTTAAGGAGAAAAAAAATTGAATTTTTAACTTATATATGGGGAATTGTAAAAATGACCATAGTTCCCCCTTTTAAAATTTTTTAAATTTTATTTATTATATATACAGTTTTTGCATTCAGACTTTTAATATTATCGCTGTTAAAAGCTTGCTGCAAAGTTACTTTTAATATTTTATATTATATAGGGAAATGACAATAATTTGACATTTCTTTTATTAACACTTGATGTGGATAAATAGGAATTGTTTTTGTATATTATAGTTTTATTTTTGCCCCTGTTTTTAATAGATAAAAATGGTAAAAACTAAGCCTATATTTAATGCTGAAAGACATACCTATATTAATAGGATGAATGTTAATTATATACCTGTAACTAGTTTTATACATAGTTTTTGTAAAAAAGAAGATTGGGAAGCTATTGCTCAAAAATATATTGATAAAAGAACTAGCAAGCAAATAGTAGAAGAAATAAGTAGTAAATATAATATTCCTATTTCTGTAGTATATGAAAAGTTTAAAAATGAAGGTATAAATTCTAAAACTGTTATGTACTTTTGGGATTTAGAAAAAAATAGAGCGTGTAATGATGGAAGTAATTTTCACAATGAACAGGAAGAAGAAGATATAAAAAATAATAATGCTATTGCAAATCATGAAACTGATGCTATATATGATTTAAGTACTCTTAATGATGGTATATATACTGAATTAATGATATGGGATGATGAATATTTAATATGTGGTAAAAGTGATAAAGTTATTATTTCTACAGATGAAAAGAATTTGAATCCTTATATTAGTATTAAAGATTATAAAACTAATAAAGAATTAAAGATTAATTATAATTTTATTAATAAAAATACTGGCGAACCTGTTGTTAATAAGTATATGTTAGAACCTATATCACATTTAGTAGATTGTAATTATATTCATTATACTTTACAATTATCTTTATATGCTTATATGTTAGAGAGAAAAGGATTTAAAGTTAAAGATTTAGAATTGTTACATACACCTAATTATGATAAAAATAATATGAAATCTTATCAGTTACCTTATATGAGAGAAGAAATAATAGCTATGTTAAATACTAGAATATAATGAATAATACATCACTTAGTCTTTTAAAAGAAGTAAATATAGAAGAAAATGCTATGTATAGCATATTAGATATAGTAATAGATAATAGAGGAAAAATAGAAGTGTTAGAAAAATTAACAGGAAGGCAGGTATTTTTAAGTGACCACCCTAAAGAAAGACATCATTTAATAATTCAAAGAATTAAACTACAATTAATAAGTAAAGGAGATGATTTTGTCAAATACATCAAAAGCACACAAGGAGAATAATGAAGGATAATAAAAAATATAGTAATTTAAGTTATGAAAAACTAAGACAAGTAATAAAAGATATTAGTGAAGGAAAAGAAAGTGAAAAAGAAATTACAGTAATGTTTATTAGTGAAGATGGTTATATACAATTTATGACAAATTTAATTACAAACACAATAAATAAATTAAACATGACAACAAACAAAAAAGAAGCAAATTATCTAATAAGGTATTTAATTTTAGAATCTAGGATTAGTGATATTTTATTAAATAATAAAAAAAATCAGTTATCTCCTGATGAATTATTAGAAAGATTTGATAAAGCTAGAGTTATTTCTAATGAAGATATAGAAAAATTTAATAATTCTTACAATGACTTTTGGGGATGCTATAGAAACTTTAAAACAAGGTAAGAGAGTTGCAAGACAACTGATATATTATCAGAAGATTGGGTAATAATTAAAGAAAATTAATATAACAATGGAAAATAATAATAATAACAAAGAAAAATTAGTTAAACCAGATTTTATGTATCCTCCTTTTAAACCTACTAAAGGGTATATTTTAATTAAAAGTCCTGATGTAGTAGATAGTAAAGGGGGATTGTATTTAGGTAATGCTACTAATGATGGTACATCTATGTTAGAAAAACAATGCTTTACTGTAGTAGATGGAGATGATGAAATATTAGAATCAGCTAATATTAAAAAAGGAGATGAAATAGCAGTTAGATTATTAATTAGTGCTACAGGAAATGCAGTTCCTGATGTAGAGGGTAGTAATGTATGGCATAAAGAAATTAAAGAAGCAGGAAAACCTACTGTAATTTTGTTTAGTTACACTTACTTTTATATTAGAACAGATGCTATTTTAGGAGTAATAACTAATAAAGAGGAAATTCCTAATTTTAAAGCTAGAGGTAAATTTTAATTTATATGGATAGTAGTAGTAACGATAATATAGAAACATTAGGTAAAAGAAAAAGAGGTAGACCTTGTAATCCTGTGCCTTCTAAAAAAGTTTCAGTAAATACTGGGGCTTTACTTTATGAAGCTAAAAAAGGAGATGAAATACCTAAATCCTTTTTAAAAAACATAGATGAAATCCATAATGAATTTAAAGAAAAAGGGTATAGAACAAAAAAATTCAATAGAGATAAAGAAATTCCTATAGAAGTTTTTTATGAATTTGTAAGTAACAAATTAAATATACCTGTAAGTCAAATTAAAGAAATTTATGAATTTCGTTCTACTACTATCCATTATTTAATTAATAATAGATTTTTAGGTAAAATAATTTTTAAAAACTTTTTTACCTTTGAATTAGCAACTAAAAACATCAGAATGATGTTAAAAAGTGGGGAAGTATTTAAAGAGAAATTCGATGATATAAGAGATTTTATGCTTTCGGATTTGTTTTTAAAAAATGCAGGAGTAGCAAGAGAAGAAGTAGCTAACACATTTAAACTTGTAGAAGAAAATAAAATAAACAAGTTAAAGTTAAAGCAAGAAGAAGAAAATAAATTACAACAAGAAATAATTGAAGACATTTCAAATATTATTGAAAATGATGATTTTGATAACGATGATGAAGATGATGAAGATGATGATTTATATGAACAACTATGATAACAAACTTAATTGATACAGATATTAATGGTAAGTTGATACCAAATGCTGAACTATATACAATAAAACCTTTTAGTGAATTTACTAATTCAGATAGACTTCATCCAGACCATATAAAACATATTAGTTATATATATTGGGTTGGAGTAATAGGTTCTCCTTATTTAGCAAATGTTTCTGAAAATGATATTGAAGAATACACACATGCGTTAAATACTATTAAATCTGAAGTTGGTTTAGATGTAGAATGGTTTCCTAATAAATTAATATTAAGATGTATTGATAAATGGAAATTCCTACAGGAAACCCCAAGTGTTTCTTCTTTACAAGCTATAAAATCAACTTTAATAGGAGTTAAAAATTATCTAACTAGTATTAATTTAAATGAAAGAATTGAATCTGGAGCTAAAAAAGGAGAGTTAGTACATAATCCTAGTACTGTAGCTAAAATGGGGAAAGATTTATTAAGTTTGCAAGATAGTTATATGCAAGCTGAAAAGAAAGTAATTAGTGAATATAAAGAAAAAATGAAAATTAGAGGTGGTGGAGTAATTGGAATATTAGAAGATGATGATTGATAAATTAATTAATATTATAAAAGATTTTGAAAATTCAAATGGTGACATTAAAAATGTTCACCATTTTTTTGTATATGATAATGATAATGAAATAACTTGTTGTATTTATATACCTAAATTTAATATTCCGTTAAATAATAGTTGCGGAGTATGTGAAATTAATGATATAGATAAAATATTATTAAAAGAAAAAATAAATTTAAATTCAAATTTAGATTTGATAAATATTAAAAATAAATTAAGTAAATTACATGAAAATAGAAGTAAATGAAAGTAAAAATAATACTTGTTATAGCCATGATGTAGGGTTTATAAATACAAATTTATTTTGTACTGAAGCTATTTATTTTAAAAAAAATAGTAGATATGATGATGGGGAGTATGGTTCTAGATATTGGATAGATTATTGGAAAGAGCAAAAGAAAAGGTGCATAGAAGGCTATTGGGGTAATGACTCTGATAGTGATATAGAGAAGTGGCGTTATATGTCTGGTCCTTTGTATTGGTACACGAATATGTGGACCATAAAAATGCAAGATCCGGTTCAAAAGAATGAATATTATACCAGACCTTTATTAAGGGATAACGAGTGGATAGTATTCAATGCTATTTTAGCCGCACAGGGTTTTTCAGGATTTGAGGATGATGAAAACATCACTTGCCATAGGCTTGTCAAAAAATATCTTGATGAGAAGGAAGAGAAAAAAGACAAGTCGGGGAATTTAATTAAATTAACTGTACTTGAAAAAAGAAACTTAGACGCATCCACCAACGTACTTCGCAAGGATGGAAGCTATAAAGAATATGTAGAAGCCTTTGAGTATCTAAAGAGAACTCATGATGTTCCACGTGGAAAACCACTGTATGAAAATGCTGTAAAAAACCTTTTATTTTTATCAGGACGTGCCGCCGGGAAGAGCTTTAGTCTGTCAGCATTGGGCGGGCACGAGTTCACATTTGATGGATTAAAATATTACGATCCTTCTAAAAAAGAAAAATTTCAGTCTGGTGTTTTCATAGGTGCTGCGGATGGGGATAAATCAACAGATCTTATTTCAAAGATTAAAGATGGACTTTTAAACCTGCCAGGCAGTTACGGAGAGGCAGATGATTATGTTCCATCCCCATTTTTCAAGCAAATCAAAGGTACTTGGAATGAAGGTGAGTTTATAGAACATTCCTATAAGGTTCAAGAGAACGGAGAGTGGAAAACAAAGGGATCTAAGTCTAAAATATTTCACGGAAATTTTGGACACGATACTCATGATGCAGTAGGTAAACGTTGTACGAAGATATTTGTAGAGGAAATTGGTGAACTTGACAAGATAGAAACAATACATGGCGCTAACGAGCGTGTATTAAAAGTAGGCGGCAATAAGTTCGGAATGGAGTTTGGAATAGGTACAGGCGGAAATGTTAAATATTCCGCAGGTCTTAAAAAACTTATGTATAACCCAGATCAGTATGATTATTATCCATTTACAGACTATTGGGAAAATTCAGGAGATACAGGATTATTTCTGCCTGCTACATATTGCTTCACTGAATTGAAAGATAAAAACGGAAATACTAACCTTGAAGAAGCGTTAGATGTATTAGTTGACATTAGGAACGAGAAGGCAAAGGCTGATAGTAGCACTCCATTAGATATGGAGATGATGTATTCTCCACTTAAAATATCTGAAATATTCCTAAATCCAAATACCAATAAGTTCCCCGTTGCACTGTTAAGAAGCAGACAATCTGAACTTGAGATAAGAAAACTATTTGAGGCAAAGGCCCAGTTTGGCACATTAGAGTGGAATCGAGATGGTGGAGTTGTATGGATGCCAGATATGAGTTTAAAACCCATTAAGTCCTATTATATAGATGAAAGGACCGATTTACGAAGCTGCATAGTTATTTACGAACACCCCGGCAATAAACCCAAGCCACGATACAACAGAACGCTCTATAAGATAGGGTATGACGTTGTAGGATCGGAGGCAGGTGGCACTTCATTAGCTTCTATCTTAGTGTATAAGGGGATGCCGGATGTATTGGAAGATCCTTCCGAAATGAGAAATTCCATAGTGGCGGAATATATAGGAAGACTAAATAATGTTGACGACATCCATGAGATTGTCATTAAACTATGTAAATATTACAATACAAGGGTTTTGTATGAAGATAACGTTCCCGGTTTTCTGACATATTGCAGGAATAACGGATACTTAGATTTATTACAGTTGACACCTATTGTAGCTCTTGGATTAATTTATAAGGGAGATTTCAAGAAGACTAAGTTCGGGGTAAGGGTTACGGCACAGTTAATAGATACTGCTGACTTAAGAACAAGGGCGTGGATGAATGAAGTCTCTGAATATGACTATCAGGGCAATCCCGTGACATATAATGTTGATCACATTTATTCGCCAAGATGGCTTGATGAATATATAAACTACGATGATTTAGGAAACTTTGACCATGTGTCATGTTTTCGGATCATTCAACTATGGTTGATGGATGAGATAGAAACACCTATTTCCGCAACCGAGGAAGCAAAGAGAGAAAATGAAATAATCAATTCAGTATTGAAAAAGAGAGAAGATAGTTTTGGTAAACTAATACAATTCTAACATTGGAAGATTCTTTTGTTCCATTACAGAGACTTTCCTATGCTGAAAAATCTAAGTCCAACTTTAAATGGGTGGATGAGGTTATGGACTATTATGATTTCTATCATGGTGGTAATGACATTGATTTAAAGAAAAAGCAGGAAAAATATAAATTAAACTATGATTTAGCGGTTGGTCGTTGCAACATGACTGACGCATATAGGGATATTGTCAGTGTTCACTTAGACAAGGAGAAGATAGATATTGGGCTAAACAATGTCCATCACTACCCTATTGTCAACCAAATCGTCAAAGGAATGTGGGGTCAGTGGTCTAAGAGGCCGTTAGAACCTGTGGTCTATGACGCATCCGGTGCTGCAATTACTGAAAAAAAGAGGATTCACGCTGAATTAATACAGAATTACTTGCAGCAAGAGTTGATTAACCCTAAGATAGAGTTAATCACGCAGCAATACTTTTCTGAATACGGAATACAAGATGTTTATCAACTTTCTCCTGAAGATCAGCAGCAAATACAAGCTGACTTAGACAAGAGGATACAAGCTGGAATTGCCGACATTAAAGAATACATGGATAAAGGGTATAGATCCCCTTCTTCTATACAAGCGCGGAAGCTAACTAATTATCTGATGCGTGAACTTCGGATTAAAGAAAAGACTGACAATAACTTTGAACATTTACTCTGTACGGGTGAGGCTTATTTCTACACTGGAATAAGACATAATAGACCTGTCTTTGAGCAAGTCAATCCTATGTGGTTTACTTGGTCTGGAAGTCAGAATAATGAATTTTGTGAGGACGGGGAGTTCTGTAAATATGTCGAACATACTAAAGTACCTGAATTTTTCAACAGGTATGGGGATATTTTAAAGGCATCCGATATAAATAAGATACCTGAACTTATTTCTTTTGGAACAAGTAGCTCTCAATTATTGCAATCTGGTGAGTTTAAGGGCAATGTTATTCTTGAATTAGACTATCAATATGGAGGTGCTGAAAACTTCCCTGCTGACTTTAAGACAAGACGTGGGCAATCTGAAATCGCATCACTATATACACAGGTGGCAAATAAAATGGGTATTCCTGTTAAGCAGCTTGAAAGAGCTTCAATTAGGGAGACTCATATCACTTTCAGGAGTATGCGCAAGCTGAAGTCCATTAAAAGGATTGTAAGTGGAAAGATTCAAAAATTTTACAGGGACGAACATTATGAGTTCGATCCACTGAAAGGAGATTTTGAGGAAAAGACTATTTGGGTTAATGAGATTTGGCAGGGTCGCAAGGCTGGCGGAAAAGATGGATTATATTTTGATAAAGGAAGATTACCATTTCAGTATAAGAGCCTTAGCAACCCCTTTGACGTTAAGCATCCGTATGTCGGGCAGAAGTTGGACACCTTGTCCGGTAATACAGAAAACGTCGCCTTAGTTGATCTTGGAAAGGTGTGGAACATTGATTACGACATTGCTCAGGCAAGATTAAAAGAGAAGTTAGCCACTGATGTAGGCAAGGTCTTTTTAATGGTTCAGGATTTGATACCCGAAGGCTATACTTTTTCAGAATGGTTTAAGGCTGTTAAATATACCAAGATTGCACCAATACAATTCAAAGAAATAGCTGGTGCGGCAGGAAATGTATCCCCACAGATATTAAAAGATATTGACTTATCGCAGGTCATGGAATTTGATAAGACGCTGAATCATCTTCAGTATCTTCAAAATCAGACTGCCATTTCAATGTACTATAATCCGAGTATGTTGGGGCAGATTAGTCCTTATATTACTTCGCAGAATAATCAGACCAATATATCGGCTTCGAGCAATCAGACAGAGAAAATATTTGCCACTTACGGCAAGATTATTGAAAGGTCGCTTAACAACTTACTGAAGGCAGCAAGAATAGCCTATAAGAATCACGACGAGCCTCTCAGATGGGTTTTAGACGATGGAGCGGTAGCTGAGCTTGAATTAGACTCAGAAATGCTTGACAGGTCTGAAATGGGCTTATTCATCACGAATGACTATGCAGACATACAGGCTGTGGAGTATTTGAAGCAGAACATACTTGCTTTGATGCAGAATCAATATCCAATGACTGCTATCATTAAGATACTGGCATCTAAGTCTTCCAGCGAGGTATTAAGCATTGTTGAAGCCGAGCAGAAAAAGATGGAGGCGGCGGCACAAGAGAAATATCAGCAGGATATGGCTATGCAGAAGCAGAATAACGATATGCAGAAGCAGCTTGAGGATATGAGGACGCAGGTTAAGATGATCATGCAGGACAAGGAGCTGGCGAATAAGAAAGAGCTGGTTACTATTGATAGTCATAAATTCATGATTGCTCAGGATGTGGATAAAGATGGAGTAAACGATGCTAACGAACGCAAGGACAAGGAACTTGAGCAACAGCGGCAGATGCATTTAGATAAGATTAATGCCGACAGTGTTAACGCTGATAAGCAGATTGCCCTAAAGGAAAAAGAGCTTGATTTAAGGGAGAGGGAGATAGCTCTTCGTGAGAAAGAGTTAAAGTTATCCGATGAGGCAACTCACCGCGAATTAGACATCAGTGAAAAGGAGATCAAGGCGCAAAAAGCACAACAATCGGCGGCCAAAAAATAATTTATAACGGCACACACCGACTTTATTTTCAAATTTTTAATAAAATTACATAACAATTAACAAATAAACCCGTATATTTGCAATGTCAAAGAAAGTAGAAGCACCCTTTTTAGGGACAGAAGTATTATCAGTAGGTGGCGGTATGCCCTTCTCAGGGGATATGATTACCAAAGAGCCACAAGAAATTGAGGTTGAAAAGCCACAAGAGAAAACAGCAGCAGTAGCAGTAGTAGCGAGTAAGAAGTCAGAAGTTACAGACACGGAAGGAAGTTCCGCTGTAACAGGAAAAGACGCTAAAGATGACTCTAAGGGATTAGGATCAGAATCAGATATTAAGTCTGGGACTGATACCCAAGCTCAAGAAGTTAGTAAGAAAGAAAGCAAGTCAGACAAGAAAGACACTAAGAGTTCTTCTTTAAGCGCAGCAGCCGTAATCGGCGAATCTTTTAAGAAAGAGGGTTTATTGCCCGATGATGTAAAGATTACCGACAACATATCCGTCAAAGAATTAAAACAACTTATTTACGAGAATATCTATAAGGATGTTGAATCCAGCATCCGAACAGAGTACGAAGAGTCGTATGGTGAAGACCTTATGACTACCGCTTCTTTACTGCAACAAGGTGTTGACCCTGAAGATATTAAAGAGATATCGGCTTATAAGAGAATTGCTGCGGCATCTCTGAGTGAGGATGATGACAGAAATTTCCAAATCAAGGAAGCTGTAATCAAAGCCATGTATCAGGATAAAGGGATCAAGGATTCCAAGATTGCAAAACTTGTAGATGATGCTATGGAAGAAGATGAGGGAGATTCCGAATTTAAGGAAGCCAAATCATACTTTGCCAAGAAAGTATCAACTATGGAAAATGACATTAAAAAGTCAGTAGAGGCGGCGGAAAAAGCACGCCTTGCAGATCAAGAGGCTAAGAATAAAGATATTAAAGCGGCTATCAAGTCCGGTGATATCTACGGCACATCATCAGATGCGGATAAGAAAAAGTTAGAAAAGTTCTTATTCTCACAAGATGAAACGATCAAGAAAGACGGCAAAACTTATAAAGTAACCGGATTTCAAAAAGCTCTTGACAATTATAATTCCGACATCAAAAAGCAGTTGACATTTGCTAAGTTGCTAATGGATGGCTTCGATCTTTCAAGTATCGAGGACATCGGCAAGAACAAAGCAGTTGACGAGCTTGACGAAGCGTTGGAAGGCCATGTAAGCAGAAATGCAGGTGGCGGAAACAAATCAGATGAAAAGATTCACAGCAACTTCTTTGAAGGGCTGCATGAGTTGATCTAATAAAATTTATAAAAATAAAAACACACTATGTCTGGACTTCTAAACAATGTAACCCAGAGTAAATACAAGGTTTACCAACAGGATATGACCAATCAACATAATTGGTCAAAGTATGTCGATCAGGACAAATTGCTTCTGACAAATCCAGAAGTAAAACCCTGGACTGATCTTACCTATCTTGCTCGTATGGCTTCTGCCAATGGAGATGGAACACTTGCTGCTGCAAGGGGTAGCCTTTCAAAGGACAAAACTCACCTAATGCAGTGGCTGGAAGGATCTGGTGCAGCTGTTGAAGTTGAGGATAAATGGGTTCGTTGGAAGTTGTTTGGAAAAGGAGATGCTAAGGCTATCATGCTTGAGAATATCGTAGAGCAAGAGTGTCCTGGTATCATGAACACTGAGTTCAGCCTTAAACTTGATGTTGACTGGTACGGCAGAACAGACATTATCGCTCCTGAAAGAAACAAGAGGTATCAGCTTTTGATTGTTGATGGTCCTGTTCATGATGGCGGTGGATTTAAGTATAAAGTAAAACTTGTCAACCATAACGGTGATGTCAATGCATTCTTCCCTACTGAATACCTGAATCCGGGGGATTACTGGTGCAAGATATTCTCTACTACTTCAGAGGCAGGTAAAGACGCAGGTACTTTGCAGATTGGAAATAACTTTTCATTCGTAGAGTTCCAGGTTAAAATGTCTCGTGGTAAGTGGAAAGTAAAAGTTACTGACGAGGCACACAGAACAAATCTAATTGTTGCGCAGTGCGACAAAACGGGCGCACCACTTCCTGAAACCGCTAAGATCATTTCATTGATTGAGGCACAGGCAATGCAGCAAATCGAAAGAGAAAAAGAATACTGGTCATTTTTCGGAACACAAGCTGAAGGTCTTGTTGATAAATCAAGCTTGTATGAGTTTGAATTAGGCCCTGGTATCTTATCATTCTTAGAAGATGGAAACGTATTTCCTTATTCTATTGAGAATGGATCTATCAAACAGATTGTCAATTACTTAAACACTGTTTGGTTTGATAGAGTAGCACCAGGTAACCGTGATGTAATGTTCATGGGAGGTCAAGGGTTTATCGAATTGTTTGACCAATGGATCAGAGAAGAGTTCGCAGAAACAGCAACGATTCAATCTACTGACTTCGTTCTTAAGGGTGGTGCAAAATCATTCAATCCTTATCAGTCAGGTTATGCATTTCCTGCATATCAGTTCACCGAGTATCTTATCAGACCTTTTGGACGTATTGTTGTAGGACATATGCCTTTATTTGACTCTACATTTATTACAAGTGTTAGAGAGCCTAAAACGGGCTATCCTATTACTTCATTCGAGGCTATTGCTTTTGACATTGGTTTAGGTAACGGCAAGAACGGAAACGTTAAAATGCTGAAGAGAAAAGGTTCTGAATATTATGATTATGTAACAGGACTTTGGACCCCAGCAGGTCCGAGCAACGGTCAAACTAAGTTCAGACCAGCTCACGGGGGTCAATACTATGAAATGTTCTATGGCATTGATTTCGGAGTTGTTGTATTCGACATCAGCTTGACTATGTGGCTGAAGCCTAAGTACAGCTATTAATTAGACTTATATTAGGGTATCTATATGTGACGTAGGTGCGGTTCCGACAACGCACCTACACCTCACACTAAGTTCATAAAGTCGGGGAAAGGGAGTAAAGAAGTAAGTAAAAAGTTATATGGATAAACAGGTAATTATTCAGGTTAAGCAGAATAGAGCATTTTTCAAAAGATTTTCACCTCAGCAATTCAACCTTAGAGAAGGTCAGGATCCAAATAAAGAAGATAATTATGAGCACGCAGGTGCTTTTAAACTTGATGCCTTTTTAGGAACAAGAAGACCACTAACACCTAAGTTCAATCTTAATACTGGACGTTGGGGCTTTAGTGGAAGTGAAACTGATTTAAAAGACTTAGTTGATAAGGTTCAACTACGTTATGAAAAAGGAGACAGAAGGGGTCAAATTATCAAAAGTGCTGATGTAGATATACATAATAAGTACGATGCCTTTTTCGATCATTCTGAAATGAGAGTTATTCTTGAGGATGGTAAGGCTAAACTAAATTTAAATTCATCTAAAGACAGATTTTTGTATCTGTGCTTTATGGTTGATCCAGATATTACCGATTCCAAAACAGGAAATCCTTATTTATCGAAGGATCAGAAATTTGAAATGATTGATGTTGCCGAGCAGAAAGCTAAAAAAGCTGATGGCTTGGATTCCAGAATAGAAGCATACGCTTTATTTGCTGGAATGAAAAACAACAATGATAGATTAAATTCTGTGGCGAGGGCCTTAGATATAATTAAAGAAGACAAACCGGAAGATCCTACTGCATTAATCCTTGAGGTTGAGAACAGATGGGTTACGAATGTCAACACTTATCCCAATTCAACCAAGACTTATCAGCAAATCTTTATCGAAGTGGCTGGAAAGACTACTGAAGAATTGAACAGGATGCACTTAGTCAACTTCGCTGTTTGGAAGTCTGTATTAAGACCTTTATTGGGCAGTGATTGGACTATGAAAACCAAGGATGGCGGAACAAAAGCATTACTTGGTGTGAAAAGTAAGGATAGTGCATATAAGTATTTTGAGGATGATAAGAATTATCCAGACTTAGAGCAGCTTACTCATCTAACAAACGCCTTTAACACAAATGGATAATTGCTATGGCTATTTCAGCTACGAGGCTTCATCAAGAGTTCCGAAGACGGGTAAACAGGGGTGATACTTCAAGCAATGAATCATTTGAAATAATTGATATAGACTCCTACCTTAACGAGGCACAGGATATATACTATACTAACCGATTATCTTTAGTTGAGACAACTCCACAGATCAGGGAAGACCTGAGAAAAGCAGAAGTTAAGGACTATTGTGGGGAGTGTGGGTTTTACAAGAACGATAATAAAGTATGTCTTTTTGAACTACCTAAAGACTATTACAGGAGATTACGCCAAACGGCTGATGTTTCATGTGTAGATAACCGAGGTTGTGATGATAAGACAATAATACTTCGGATTGCTCAAAGTGATGACATATCCGAGATACTTAAAGACCCGTTTAGAAAGCCAAGTTTTGAATTTGGTGAAGGGTGGGCTGATGAAGGAGATGGGGGCCTTTATGTGTATCACAATAATGCTTTTAAGGTTAACAGGGTATGTATATCTTATTACAAGAGGCTACCGAGAATAGCTGCACCAAGTTTAATGCCTGATGGCTTCTATATCAATGGTGATGGCGAAAAGGTAACGGTTAATCAGGGATTTATTTTAGATTCTACCGATGCGTGGAGAATAGTAGTAGATATAGCGGCTTTGATTGCATTAAGAGACATAACTGATCAGAATAGTTATCAACTTGAGTTAAACAAAATCCTGAATACAGGAAAGATATAAACATTAAAAAATCTATTAAAAAATAAGACACTATGGCAAAAAATGTAGCAAACACTTCAGTTTTAGTAACAGCAG